GGATCAGTAGCTGAAGGTAGAAAACAGCTGGCCAACATTGGCAAGGCCATGGAAAGCAGTCGAGGTCAGTTCTTAAGAATGGGCATTGGCATGGAAGAGCTAGCTGATGCCACAGCCGGATATATGCGTCTGCAAAGCACTACTGGTCGTATCAATCGTCAAACAGCAGAAGAAAATGCTGCCGCAGTCAAAAAGTATATCTTAGAACAAGATGCACTGACCAAACTCACTGGCATGACTCGCAAAGAGCAAGAAGATGCTAGGGAAGAAATACGCAGTCAAGAACGATTTGCAGGCAAGTTAGAAGAATTGCGTCAACAAGGCAAGAAAGAAGAAGCCAAAGAACTTGAAAATGCGTATCTCATATTGCGTAGCAAGAGCAAACAGGCTGCTCAAGGCTTTGCTGATATTTCAACTGGCAATTTACAAACTGAAGAAGCTCAGAAATTCTATCGCGCCACACAAGGCGAAGGACTGGCGATAGCACAGAAGATCTCTGCAAAGCAACTCAACGCTGCGGAAGCGGTACAACAGATAGCTGAACGAGCCGGAGAAACTGCTACTAAGTTTGGTCCTATCATGGGTCAGTTGGGCACGTACAACGACACCTATGGTGACCTGGCCGGCACGCTCAAGCTGCGCGGCATGGCCGAAAGCGACATTGTTAAGACCTTGGAAAAGATTGAAGCTGATCGCAAAAAGATGGGCGACGCTACTACGGCTGCTACAGACCCCTTATTAGAATCTCAGGGCAAGTTGCGTGAAGCTCAAATCAAAGCCAACGAAGCCACTGAAAACTTTGTGTTCAAAGGTATTGTGCCAGCTACTGAAGCAATGACTGTGTTGGCCAATGCCACAGCAAAAGCAGCTGGAAAATTAGATCAACTCACACCTGGCGGCGCCAGCATGACTAACGACACTAGAAACCAAGTTGTTGGTGGAGTTGTTGGCGCTGGCGCTGGATACATGGGTGGCAAAATGCTTGCTGGTGCTGCCTCTACTGCTGCATCTGGTGCTGTTGCTAAAATGGTCACTGGCAAAATGATGGGCAAGGTTATTGGCGGCGCTCTGGGCAGTGTGGTTGGATCAGTGGTGCCTGTTGCAGGTACGTTGGTTGGCGGTGCCCTGGGTGCAGTGATTGGTGACAAGCTTGGTGACGTAATCGCCAACACATTCTTTGGCGGTGAATCAGCACAAGTGGTGCCCGAACCACGAGCAGCAGGCGGACCTGTTGGTGCAGGCAAACCTTACTTGGTTGGCGAACGTGGTCCTGAGTTGATGGTTCCCAAAGGTTCTGGTGACATATTAAACAATGACAAAACCAGAGCTGAAATGGGCAAGATTGGACAGAGTTTTGATGTCATGAGCAAAGATATCAAAATACAAGAAGAACAAATAGTCAAAGACACCAAGACACAAAAAACATTTAGCCTCAAGTCTAACAAATTAATGACCATGAAAGACAAACTCATGGACGAAGAAATTAAACTGTTAGAGGAACAGAATGACCTGCTGGAGAAAATGGTTGAACATGCTGAAAAGCTAGGCGGCAAAGAAGCAGGCGCTGACGTTCGCAAAATGTTCCATATGACACGAGCTCTTGGCCAGGGCGGTGGCCTAGGAATGTCAGGTGGCGCAGGTAACAGTGCGGCCGGAGCTGCCATGGGCGGCGGTGGTGGGTTGAAAATGCCCAGCAGCCCTGGCATAACAGGAATGGGTGGTGGTCAAGGACTGCAAGTCACCAAGCAAGATGACCTGTCTAAGATGGGGCTGAAAATCAAAACTGGAGATGTGCAAGCCGAAGGTGCAGGCATTAGTCCAAAACTGATTGAAATGGCTCGTCAGATACAAGGTGGCGTGCCGGGATTTGGATATTTTAGTTCATTCAATGACAAGTTCCATCAAGAGAAAGCACCCGGTAGTCAGCATGCCAAGGGGCTAGCTGTAGATTTTACCGTGGCACAACCGCCTAGTGTTGAAGATGGAAGAACTATTACCAGTTGGCTTAAAGGCCTAGGCGCAAGTTTGGCCATTGATGAGTACAACAATCCATCATCAAAATCCACAGCAGGACATTTCCATGCGCAGATTCCTGGCTTTGCTGATGGTGGTATTGTAGACAAGCCAACACTTGCACAGATTGGTGAAAAAGGTCCAGAAGCAATAATTCCACTCAAAGGTGGCGCTGTTCCAGTTCACTTAGACAGTGCCCCAACATTTGCTGGCATGAACGAATACAAAGGTTTCAATCAAGGTCCAATGAGCACAGACCTTAATGTTATCAAAGAAATCACCGCCAGCATGGGTGCGTTTGACAAAGCCACACAAACCATCACTGATCCTGCTACCTGGAAAGAGATTTTAAATTCTGGTATTGCTACAAACTATAATCTTGGGATGATGGAGGTTGGCACCAAAATGATACCTAATATAGGTCAAGACATGACTCAACGCATGAGCGAAATTGTAGCAGAACAAGGTGTGGATCAAAAGGCAGCATTTGAGGTAATGACTCAAGAGTTTAAAACTGCAATGATGTCAGTGGTAAAAGAAATGTTCAAAGACACAGAAGAAAAAAGTTATAATTTTGGAGCACTGGCTGATGGAATCCGTGACCTAGTGTCTAAACAAAGTGAAGCCAATGACATCAGCAAGAAGATACTGGCGGTGAGTCAGTAACACGGTAAATAAACTACTATGGCAGATCAAAATCAAATTGGGTGGAAAAAGTATTTTAAAGTAGCTGACACTTCGGGGGTGATGAGTCCCATCAATGGACGCAACAGCTTTGGACTGCCGGGCTATGCTAAAAATGACGGTGACAATGGTATAATCAACGATTTTACTTTTAGGAACTATGCCAGCCGACTGCCAGAAGTATACTCAGGTCACCCCAATCGTATTGAGCGTTACAACCAGTACGAAAACATGGACATGGACTCAGAGATCAATGCTTGCTTGGACATCATTGCTGAGTTCTCCACACAGCTGAACGAACAGAACGGAACACCGTTTGACATTGATTACGTAGACAAGCCCACTGATCATGAAGTTGACATCATACGCAAACAGCTACAGCAGTGGACTAAACTTAACAAACTAGACCAGCGTATATTCAAACTGTTCCGTAACACCATCAAGTATGGCGACCAAATCTTTGTACGTGACCCAGAAACATTTGAAATGATGTGGGTGGACATGAGCAAGTTGGCCCGTGTGATTGTGAACGAATCAGAAGGCAAGCGTCCTGAGCAGTATGTGATTCGTGACATCAATCCCAACTTCCAGAACATGACTGTGGCAGCAAAAACTACCACAGACTACATGACCAATCCTGTTACTGGATCAATTGCTGGCAGCGCCAATTATACCATGCCCAATGGCGGCACAGGTGGCGGTGTGGGCAACAGTCGCTTTATGACTGCCATGAATGAAACTTGTCTAGATGCCAAGCACGTTGTTCATATGAGTCTAAACGAAGGCCTGGATGTGTTTTGGCCTTTTGGTCGGTCAATACTAGAACAAATTTACAAAGTTTTCAAACAAAAAGAACTGTTAGAAGACTCAGTGCTGATTTATCGTGTGAGTCGTGCCCCAGAGCGCAGAGTGTTCAAGATTGACGTGGGCAACATGCCATCACACTTGGCCATGCAGTTTGTGGAACGTGTGAAAAACGAAATGCACCAGCGCAGAATTCCCACTGTGACAGGTGGCGGCGCCAACATGATGGATGCCAGTTACAACCCACTGAGTATCAACGAAGACTACTTCTTTCCCCAAGGTCAAGACGGTCGTGGCTCATCAGTTGATGTGTTGCAAGGCGGTCAAAATCTAGGCGAAATTGACGACTTAAAATATTTCAACAACAAAATGGCCCGTGGCCTGCGTGTGCCTAGCAGTTACTTGCCCACTGGTCCAGATGACTCAGACCGTGCAATGAGTGACGGCAAGGTAGGAACTGCACTGATTCAAGAGTACAGATTCAACCAGTATTGCGAACGTTTGCAAGGGCATATTGCACAGAAACTAGACGACGAATTCAAGATGTTCTTGAAGTGGCGCGGGTTTAACATTGACTCTAGCCTGTTTAATTTGAAGTTTTGCCCACCTCAAAACTTTGCAAGCTATCGTCAGAGTGAACTAGACAACACTAGAATTCAAGCATTTATGCAACTAGAACCCTTGCCTTACATGAGCAAACGATTCTTGTTAGAGCGTTTCTTGGGATTGAGTGAAGACGAAATCAAAGAAAACGAACAGCTTTGGAAAGAAGAACGCGATACCCCTGAGCTACAGACTCAAAGCGGCCAAGACTTGCGTAGCGTGGGCATTACCCCAGGCAACATGGAAAGCGACATTGAAACTGGTGAAGAAATGGCCAACATGGCTCAGCCTCCAGGGGGTACTCCAGGCATTGATTCTCAGGCATCTGCAGGTGGTCCAGGCGGTGTAATGCCCTCCTCGGCAGCTGGTGCAGCGCCAACTGTATAAATATTGATATGCTATTAAAAGAGTTTTGGAACAAAGAACCTGAAGCCTATCAGGACCTCAAAGACGACAACAGCCAAGTACGTCTTAAGGATCTGCGCAAAACTCGTCTCACCTTGAGACAACTCAACAAACTGCGCAAAATGAACGATGTTCGTGCATACGAATACAAAGAAAAATTAAAAGATGTGCGCCAGCAATACGCACCTCCGCCACAACCAGCTGTGTAAGTTTGTCTATCTCTAGACAAATATCAGCCTTTTTCTACCATTAAACCACCATATTTTAGGTTGTTATGTAAATAACAGCACACTTTACCTATAGGAGTTTTCGTATGAACAGATTTGAACAATTGATCGAATACGTGATCAATGATGAAGAGGCAAAAGCCAAAGAACTTTTTCACGATATCGTTGTGGAAAAAAGCCGTCAGATTTATGAAAATTTGATGCAAGAAGAAGCTGAAGAGCCTGACGAGGCTGACGAAGCCGAGGACGAAGAAGGTCAAGAAGACCTTGACGAAGCCGAAGAAGTAGATGAAGGCGCCATGGGCGGCGACGCTGCTGACGACCTAATTGACGACGTGGAAATGGAAGAGGAATCTGACATGAACATGGAAGGCGAAGAAGGCGACGACGAAATGGGCGACGACGAAGGCGGAGATTTTGGCGGTGACGACATGGGCGGTATGGACGACATGGGCGGCAGCGATGAGCCAGCAACTAAAGATGACATCATGAATCTAGAAGATAAACTAGACCAGTTGATGGCTGAATTTGAAGACCTAATGGGCGACGGTGGCGGCGACATGGGCGACGGCGACGGGTTTGGTCCTGATGAAGGCGGCGACGCCATTGAAATGGACGACACAGCTGAAATGGAACCAGGCATGATGGAAGCCATCAGCTTGAAAGCAGCCCCAAAGCCAGTTACTGCTGAACAAGGCAACGGCAAAGCAGGTCCTGTAGCATTTAACTCAGGTGCAACTGGCATGGCCAGCAAGCCAGTACACACTGGTACCAGCATGGGCGGCGTGCATGACAGTTCTGCATATCGTAACACAGTAAAAGAACTTGGTGTAACTCCTACTCAAGACGCTGGAAAGAAAGCATTTAAAACTGCTGCTCCTGCGCCTGTAAAGAGTCAAGCCAGTGGTGTAAACACCAAAAGCCCACTACCCGGTGGACGTTAATTAAACGTAATTAAATGTCATCAAAATATCTTAGAGAAGATTTAACTTTTAGCCAGGCCAACATCCAAGTCTTGGAAGAGGCCGATGTGTCTGGCAAAAAGAACCTCTATCTCAAAGGAATCTGCATTGAAGGCGACAAGCGCAATGCAAATGAACGCATTTACCCACGCCACGAAATTATCAAGGCAGTAGAAACAATCAACGAGCAGATCCGTGACGGTAACTCCGTTTTAGGTGAAGTGGACCATCCAGACGATCTAAAGATTAACTTGGATCGTGTGTGTCACACAGTAGAAGGCATGTGGATGGACGGGCATGCTGGTTGCGGTAAGTTGAAAATTTTGCCAACCCCTATGGGTGAATTGATTAAAACGCTGTTGACATCTGGTGTAAAACTAGGTGTAAGCAGTCGCGGCTCAGGTAACGTTGATGACCGAACAGGACATGTAAGTGACTTTGAAATTGTCACTATAGATGTGGTTGCCCAACCCAGTGCACCCAATGCCTATCCTACAGCTATCTATGAGGGCTTGCTTAACATGAAGCATGGTCATAGAGTGTTGGAAATGGCTCGTGATGCTGGCGAAAGTGACAAAGTGCAGAGATTCTTGAAAGAGGAAGTTAAACGCCTCATCAAGGATCTCAAAATCTAAGGAGAACCAGGCATGTTTGATGCTATTAAACCATTGCTCGAAAGCGGCCTGATTAACGAAGAAATCGGTAAAGAACTCAACGAAGCTTGGGAATCTAAACTGAACGAAGCTCGTGAATCAGTTCGTGCAGAACTACGTGAAGAGTTTGCACATCGCTATGAGCATGACAAGTCAGTCATGGTCGAAGCCCTAGATAAGATGGTAACAGAAGGTCTTGCTGGTGAAATTCAATCAATCGCTGCTGAAAAGCAATCGTTGGTTGAAGATCGTGTCAAGTTCCAAGCCAAGATGAAAGAATCAGCACAGAAGTTTAACGGCTTCTTGGTTACAAAATTGGCCGAAGAAATTAGCGAACTACGCAAAGACCGCAAGATGCACGGTGAAGGTCTAGCCAAGCTAGAAAACTTTGTAGTGCATGCTCTTGCTCATGAGATTCAAGAATTTGCTCGTGACAAACGTGATGTGGTGGAAACCAAAGTACGTTTGGTACGCGAAGCACGTGAAAAACTTGAATCACTCAAAACACGTTTCGTAAAGGAAAGTGCTGAGAAAATGAGCCAAGCTGTTAGCCGTCATTTGAAGGCAGAACTCAATCAGTTGCAAGAAGACATTAAAGTTGCTCGTGAGAACAATTTTGGTCGTCGTATATTTGAAGCTTATGCTACTGAATTTGGTGCTACTCACTTAAATGAGAACGCCGAAGTCCGTAAATTGCATAGCGCCATTGCCAACAAGGACCGTAAGTTGGCTGAAGCAATTGAACTCAGCAAGAAAGTAAAAGTTCTAGTTGAGTCAAAAGAACGCGAACTGCGTATGATTAAAGAATCCAATGAGCGTGACAGCACAATGGATGAACTGTTACGTCCCTTGAACAAGGAAAAACAAGAAATCATGCGTAATTTGCTTGAAAGCGTCCAAACAACTCGTTTGAAAAACGCTTTTGAAAAGTATCTACCAGCAGTGCTGGAAGACCGCTCTGTGAAAGCCCATAAAGTAATCACAGAAAACGTCACCGCAGTTACTGGTGATAAAAATGTTCCGAACCAGCAGTCCGCCCAAGAAGATCGCAGCAATGTGATTGATCTCAAGCGCCTGGCAGGGCTTTAAAATTTTTTAGGAGACTTAAATGTCACAAGAACTATTAGAAAGTCGTTGGGATGAGACCAAAGAGGCCCTGTTAGAAGGCCTCCAAGGCACCAAACGCAATAGCATGAAGGTTATTCTTGAGAATACCCGACGCTACTTGAAAGAGAATGCTTCTTCTGGAAGTACTGTTTCTGGCAATATCGCCACACTTAATCGTGTGATTCTGCCAGTGATTCGTCGTGTTATGCCCACCGTTATTGCTAACGAGTTGGTTGGCGTTCAGCCCATGACTGGCCCAGTTGGCCAAATTCACACCTTGCGTGTGCGTTACGCCAACAGCTTGACTGACAACTCAGCAGCCGCTACAAGCGTCACAGCTGGTCAAGAGGCATTGAGCCCATTCACAATTGCTACAGCTTACTCAACTGTGCCAGCAGGCA